TCCCAACATATCCCAACATATCTCAAATTTTAACCTTTATTACCATAATTCAGTAATAAACATTTAAAACTTGCTAAAAAATGAAATTGTCAGTCTGCCCAGTCTGCGGAAACTCTGCGTTTAGTATTTTTGGTAGTCGTATGTGCTATTCAATGTACGGATTTGTCTATGACCAGATATTTTTGTTTGTCCAAATAATTGTCTACTCATTGTCATGAATTCAGCGGTAATAGGTGGTGTTATTTCCCACGAGCCATCCATTAGTTGTGTATATTCAGTTTTGTTATACACTTTTTCATACATCTCTTTGTTCAATATGACACGTTCAGTACCATCCTCTAATAGCGTTCGTTTTGGTATACCTTTCCAAATGTAATTTCCTCCTATTGTGTATACCTTCTTATTCAAGAAGTAACATGTATCAGTATCACGTTTTTCAACCTTAATATTACCTAATTCATTTCCATATTTAATAGGGTATTCTCCAGCATAATTTGCAATATTTTTATTAAATGTTTCCTCACATGAAATAGGAAAATACATGCTATCTGTTTCAACATGGATGATATCATTACTGTTATTAGGCATGTTACGTATATATTCAAACAACAACCGTTTAGAGTAACTATACACCATAACTCCTGCAACTATCCAATTGTTTAGATTTTCTTTGGTTTGAACCGAGTATGAAACACCATTAATATTTTTCTTTTCTCCTTCTTGTTCATCACTGCAACACACAAGTGAACTATACTTTTCACGGTTCATAACAAGTTTTCCTGTGATTGAATTTAGATAAAGCTTAATGGTTTCTCTATAAGCAGGATTATACTTATCATGTAAAGTTTTTTCTTTACTATCTTTGTATTTATCTTGCAACGCTTTTTCTTTGAACAACGGATTGACAAAACTACCAAACAGTTTACTACCCTCAATTTCATAATTTGAAACTAAACCTCTTTCAACATCAAATGACACTAAACCATAATGTTCTTTTAGGTATTCAATCATGTAACTATCAAGTGCTAAACGTTCAATTGTATTATCTGTATTCCAATTTAAAACACCACTCGCCAACACTTCACACACAGGTTTAAATTTGTATGCTGTTTCAAACTTTAAATTTCGTAGGATGTAGAAACCATGACAACCAAGAGAGGGAGGATCATATTCAGTTGTAAAACAACTATAACCAGTTGGTATTTTCATGTGTATCATACTTGCAGGGTATTGACTACAAATATCAACAGACATCACACCTTCTGTATGCATTCCTTTTTTATTACAATGTGATATACCACCTCTTTTAAAGTTGTTCATGATAAAATCATGTTTTTCTTTTATTTTGTCGGTTTCAAACTCTGATATGTTACCCAAAAACTTTTCAAAGTTTTGATAGTCATAAGACTTTTTTGTTTTAACACCATTCAATGCGTCTAATATTTTTTGAGCATGACCACCAATTGTACATGATTGACGAAGCATACATTTTGTTAGTAAATCACGTTTTCTATGTGGTGATTCTTTAACATATATGTCAATCAATTTTTCTATTGAATCGTTGAAACTATCCCAGATATGTTGAAGAGCTACACAGTCCATATAACAATATTGTTTGTAAAGTTCCCAGTATTCAGGTTCAGTATGCTCTAATTGCAAAAACTCATCAAAAGTCAGTTCAGGCTTATAAAAACACAACTGTTCATTTGTCAATTGTTCACCATTGACTATGAATGATTGTAACTTAGCCTGTTTAACTTTAAAGTCTTCAGACAACTTTTTCAATGACTTTGTTAGAAAACAGTAACTATCAAGAAACACATTGTTACCATACTCAAGTTTAATAACAGTAGTTCCTCTCAAAGTTGGTATATACTTACCAGCCTCTTCTTCGTTAAAGTTCATGAGAAGAAAATATACATCAAAATTACCACCATTATGAGCATATAAATAATAATATCTATTATCTCTACCTTCTTGTTGCAACCATTCCAAGAATTGACGACAAGATGACTTGTCATTTGTTTTGAAATATAAATGCTCATACTCATTAGACTTATACTTTCTAACATGTGCATTTAGTATAGTATCTCGTAGGTAATAAGATTTAGTGTCACCAATCATACAATACTGTTCAGTAGGTCTTGTTTCAATATCCCAGTAAATAACACCTCTTTTCACCTTATCTTCAGTTTCAAAAGGTCTTTCTTCGGCTGATAATATTACATAATAATGTTTTTTATAGCAGAGTATGTGATGGTCAGCGTCATCCACTTTTCTATTACCATTCACAGCATGTATATACAACTTCTTATCATCTTTTTTTAGTTTATTGTATACTGTGTATAAGTCGTTGAATGATAGTAGAGAACCATCCTCACGCCAATTATCTTTATTAATAAGTTTCCTCATAGAAAGAAAACTATCATTAACACCTAATAAATGTCTAATGCATTCTAATCCACAGTTATTATGTTGAACGTGCACTTGTCTAACTTTGTATGTAAAGAAATCACCCTGTATTTTTCTAACACTTTTCAAAGCATTACTGTCTTTCTTTGTGCTACTACCGCCAACAAGTTCTCTAATGTCATATAACATGTATTTAAATACATCTTCTTCTTCAAAGTCCTTAATAAGCCTACCAGTACTATCAACCTCAACAGAAGATAGCTTTAATACCTGTCTTGCCCATTTTTCAAAGTGAAACATGTTTTTAAAGCTCCACGGACTCGTAATGTTAGGGCTCATATATGAACGAATAATCAGTTCAAACGGTTCATGCTCTTTACCAACTCGCAATTCTCTAATTTTTTCAACAATTTCCTCAAGTGTAAAAGCCTTATCTTCTTCTTCCCAAAGTCTAAATGTTTCTTTCCAAATCTCATAGTATTCATCACGAGTAAACCCAAGTCTTGTAGCCTCTCTACCGAACTTCTTATTATAATATCCAAGCTTTTGCAAGATTTCAACTTTCTCTTTTTTTGTAATAGGCATTATATAATAATATTGAGAAATTATTATAATACAATAAAAATAAATTCTTAAATTAACTTCCCATTTTTTTCTTTAGATATCTCTCTTTATTTTTTTGTCTCACTTTTTCTCTAAAAACTGGGTCATTAGCATATTTCTCAGCCTTTTGTTTTCTCTGATACTCTAATATTTTTGTCCTAAACTCTTCATTTGTTCTATATCTTTGCAACCACCACTTAGAAGTAGAAGTTGCTGTTGTGGTTGGTGTACTATCCATTATACTATATCATGATATTTTTTTTCTTATATGATATTAAAAAATGATTTCTAATAGGTTTGAGAACATTGAACGATATATTGAGATGTATCAAAAAAGTTTAGAACCACAGATTGAAATAGTAGAATGGGATGACTTGGAAAATGCTTATGTTGACAATCTTGGTAATTGCTATAAGAGTATAACTGAAATAGAATCATCAGGCGTTACTCTAAAAGAGTATCTTTTAAGTATTGTGCCGTGTTAGACATCCGCTGTCGTAGTTTATAATTTCTAAACCAATCTTGTATTACATACGCCGAATAATTCTTTTTACTGTCATCAACGATAGTTTTTATATCGTTGTTTTCTAATATGTCAACATGTTTTTTTTTATAGCATTCCATTCTTGTGCGACTTTTGACATAACCTGTTTTGATGAAAGAGTTGGGTTCCTTGATTTTACTTGTTGGTAGTTTCTTTTCACGAAGATATTATAAGCAGATGGTGATCTTGGTGCACGTGATTTTCTTGGCTTTCCGACTGCCATAGTTGAGTAGTTTGGAACAGGAATATTAGTAATACCTCCGCTTTTCATGAATTTATAAGCAGGACGAGTATAACCCTTCATAGGACTTGGTCTGCCCTTTCGCGTAGCACCGCGTGTTCTTTTTACAGTTGATGGAACAACTGCACCATAAACAGGAACAGGGATATTTGTAATACCTCCACCTAACATAAACTTACGACCACCCCTAACATAACGTCCAGTAGGTGCAGGGCCTCTTTTCTTACCCTTATCACTTCTTACTTTTCTTGGTTTACCGCTTTTCGTCAAACTTGGCATGATTTTATTTTATAATTAATTATGAGATATTTTTTTTAATCAAAAAATGAGTGGTTCTTTTTACGTATCACACTGAAATATACAATCAGAGTAGCAATTAAATTGGCAATAATACCTTGCAAAAGTTGGTTAATGTTTAAGACTTCATTGAAATCAATCATTTTTTAAAATATGATTATATTAAAAATGACTATATTCAACAATAATATAAAAAATTCAAGAGGTATAGAAGCAGATAATATATATCTAACAACAGCTCAAAAAGGTCAAACACTAGTAGTAGGTACAAATGGGTCATTAGAACCAAAAGCCGAACAATCAATCTCAACATTATCGTTCTTAAATGGTGTCACAGAAAAGGAATTAGAACTTGGTTATTCATGGCTAGTTGCTAATAATAAAGATGAAACAGCAAAGCTACAATCTCTATTATCAGATGACAATGACGAACTAACGAAATTAGGGATAAGCGAAGGTGCTATGAGAACAATAGTAATTGAAAGTCCAACTGGCTTCATGTTTATAGATGGTTCTATTTCAATCCCTGATGATACAAGCCTTGAGTTTAAATGTTATGTTGCTTGTTCAAGAACAACACGTTTTCAGTCAACTGGTTCAATGGACGAATCTCCACCAGACATTGATGATGCACCTATTATAACATCAAATGTATCAATAGGAGATGTTACTATTTATGTGAAAAACAATGGACATAACATGTCATCATGGTCTGCAAATGATCACATAGCCATAAGAAGTACAAGCAAGAATAAAAGAGAAGATAATAGGATACAAAACATCGTATTAACAAGCCCTTCAAACTATGCCATTACACTTCAAAATGAAATGGATGATTTCTCTATTAGTGCAGATGATGGAACTGTAAGAAAATATAATGCTTTTTCATTGCTTTCTAATGTTTCTCGTGGTGATTGTGCTTTAAATATTGATGGTGATTTTACGAAGTTAGATATTGGTACATACATATCTATCATTGATCAGCGTAAAAGTGGTGATATATTTGGTAGTGCTTCTAACATCGTGGATGATAATGGTAAGCCATGGTGGTATTCAAATAATGACTTTAGAAAAGAACAACGTCAAATTGTAAGAGTGGATGTACCAAATAAGCGAATTGAATTAGAAAGTCCTATATCAAATGACTATGATACTGTGAACACTTTTATACTGATAATGAAACCAAGGGAAAACTGTAAAATCTCTGGATTAAGATGGTTTTACATCCAAGAGCCTGTTTATCCAAGACCAAACAACCACATGATTTTATTTGATACAGCTGTTAATTGTGTTGCAGAAGACTTAACATTTAGCGATAGTTTTACTGAATTTTCCTCTAATATACCTCAATATCCTAATATTGACAATATAATTAGGTTAAGAGATAGTTACGCATGTCATGTAAAAGATGTTAATATTTTGAGAGCAAATAACACATTCAGCGACAGTGGAGCTTCTTACGGAATAACATCTTATTATAGTTCATACTGCACTTTTCAAAATCTGTTTGCCAGTTCACTGCGACACAACCTCTTAATCCAAGGTGGTGATCATTGTCAATTCAACAACATGACTTTTAAAAATGTTCTAATCTCTGGATTTGATGCCCATGGTCTTAACGCTCGTGACATGAATGTAACTAATCTATATGTAGACATTAGCAAAGGTCAAGGAGCTTTATTGTCTAATAACATATCTCCTGCTAATTCTAGTATTGGAATGATTCGCCTCGGTAACAGTAGTCATGCCAGTGGTGACAGTTTCTTTACATTCAATGGAGTTGTTTTGAAAAATGGACTAACTGGTTCAAATATTACTTCTGTGTATGGCATTGATATTGTACCTAATTCAAGCGGAAATGTTTTTAATAACGTCCATGTGGAAGATTGTGACATTGCAATAAACCTAATGGATCATCCAAGAGGTCGTCTTAATAGTAATCTCATATCAGCATCCAATATATTCAATAATTTCACAATCAAGAACTGTAAGGAAGTTTTGAATATTGATAGTGCAAATTCAACAAGCAATTCATCACATTATCTGTCTACAACATGTTCAAATGTTAATTCTAATAGTGTTACATTGAATTCTACAAGTAGTATAACGAATTTTAATAATGTTTTCAATGGGTGGGTTTTTCAACATAATACATCAAACTATGCAGTATCTAATTATACTGCGTCTAACAAACGAATAACATTGACAACAAATTTTAACCCTCAACCAAGTAATGGTTCTACAATAGTTCTAAAAGATAGTTTGGTTCAGAGTGTAAAACAAGTTAAAGATGTTGCTCTTACGAACTGTGTAATTCTAAATTGTAGTAATCAATGTTTGATAGACTGGGGTGACCATGTAAGACTTGTACACAACTACATTGCGAATAGTGGAAATAGCAATACAAGATATACAATTGATGTCAAGAATACAAACGATTGTTCTATTATCAACAATGTTACGGAAGATTGTATGAGGTTCTTGCAATCTAGTAATACATCAAATTTGAGAGTTGTAGGTAATCAAATTATCACACAAAGAGAAACAAACATATTGAATGATTTGGGTTCTAATGTAAATGTTCTATGGAAACATAATAATGCAAGTGGATTCAATGAAACATTTTCAACAAATGCAACGACAACATACCTTTATGATAATACTACTTTGGGTTATAATGGAACACCAAACCGCACAACCATTAATCTAAATAATTCAAATGGTTTTATTGGTATTGGTACGTCCAATCCATCTACAAATTTTCATATATTAGCAGGTAATGCGTCATGTGCATTGATTCAATCAACTTCGGCTAGCTTCTGTGCTCTATCTCTTCAGGATTCTAATACATCATCTTTGTCTAACGTTCAGGTTAGGTCATCAAATAATATAATGATTTTACGAGGTTCAAACTCTGATACATTGTTTTTATCAGGTGGTCGTGTAGGAGTTGGCAAACAGAGAACAAGTGGTAGAATGCATATATTTGAATCTTCAGGCTCAATACCATTTTTCAACTTTGACAACAATAACGTTATAGCATCTGGTTCAAACATAAATGTGGACAATCATGGATCTTATTATGGTCGTGTAATGGTTAGAGTAGAAGGAGTTGGAGAAAAATGGCTAGCTTTGTATAATTAAAAATCTATTATATTATAAAATAGACATGGAAATAGAACAACCTATTGTGATCACAAGAAATAAAAAAGAAATTAGCGAAAGACAGAGATTAGCATTAGAAAAAGCAAGGGAAGCCAAAGCAAAGAAAGCAGAAATGGTAAAAACTAAATTAGAACCTGTAACAGAAACTGTCATAGAACAAATTGAAACTAAAGATACGTCTATTGATACTGCTGACATTTCTAATTTTTTTTTGCCAAAACGCGAAATTTTTTTGATTATGGGCGGAGTTTTACTAATGTCGTCTACGTATTATCTGACATTTGGAAAAGCCAAACAAGTAACAATGAAGGAGATGCAACAGGAATATACACCTCAATCATCAGTGCCAATAATGAAATCAGGAATTATATTAGATTTTTGAAATATACAACTGGCTTTACAATAATAAATTTGAATTGTTATCTGATAAAAAAAATAATGTTTGGTTAAATAAAGATGAGTGTAAAAAATTTTGATATTGATGAACCTCTACCAAAACTAAAACAAGTTTTTGAATGTCCGCATTGTGGTAAAAAATACAAAAGTAAAAAATCTTTTGAAAAACATGTCGCCAGTTGTGAGTATGCGGAGCTTTGCAACGAAGAAAATGTTGACATGGAAAGCTTACAAGACATATCAGAGTTTGCGGAGCATTGCGAAGAAAAAAAAAATGTAAAAAAACAACCAATACAAGAAATACATGAAATACAAAACTTACGAAATGAGCTTTTGCAAATACTTATGTCTAATCCTAACATTGATTTAAAAAGTCCTGTTGAACTGTCACCATTTCAAGCGATTAACACCATGTCAGTAGAAGAATTGAAGGCACGTATCTTTCAGGCGAAAAGAGATTTAAGTTCTAAAACAGACCTAAAAATATCAGATTCTGCTTTAGGACTTGTTAATTTGTTTGTTGGTAACATGCTTGGTTGTTTAGATGAACTGCAAGAAGAAGTAAACAAAGATGTTCTACTTCGTGAGACAGTAAAAGACACATTATCTATAAATCTTTTGAGCAAGATTCCGCCACAGCTTAAAGTGACTGGATTGTATGCAATGAATGTTGGTACAGCTATATCAAAAGCACGTTCTAAAAATAATGTTGTAGACACAGAACATGTTTAATTTTTCTATTGATATAATAAATGTTTGATGCACAAGTATCATTCTGTTCATATATCGTTGGACGTAGAAACCGAGGTAAGTCACATTTACTATTAAAAATGCTTTTAAACAAAAAATTGTTAAAAGATAAGTTTGATGAAGTTATTTTGATAAATCCCACATACAGATATGATGAGAAATACCATGTCATAAAATTCACTGAAGTATTTGAAGAATTTTCTATTGAGCTTTTGGAAAATTTGCTTATAAAATTTCAAGAAAATGAAGAAAAAAGTAAAATTTTGTTGATTTTGGATGACTGTATTTCAGAAAACGAGTTTAAAAGTAACCAATCAGACCACCCTCTAAATAGACTTGCAGTCAATGGTAGACATTGGGGAGTTTCACTAATTATATTATCTCAAAAATATAATGCAATATCGTCATATATAAGGGCACAATTGGATTACGTTATTCTATTTGAAACAAGTAATCATTATGAATTGAAAAGTATCTATGAAGAGTATGGTAATGGAAGCATAAAGGAGTTTGAAGAATTGATGAAGCGAGTTTACATAAAAAAACATGATTTCCTTGTCATAGACAGTATAAATAACCAAATGTTAAAAAATTTCTTACCTATTGATAAAGAATGAATGAGATAAAAAATGTTATTATTGATTCTCGTTTGAGAGATAGTGGCAATGAAAGTAATTTTTCTTATACTTTGAAGTGGCCTATTGCAGACCCTCTGTCTTACGCAGTTGAGTCTGTCCAATTGTATAACACATCCTATACCATCAATAACTATAACAATAAATTATACTGGACTGATAGTACACCTACTGCACATACAACAACTTTAACTAACGGTAATTATACTGCATCGTCATTAGCAACACATGTAACAACGTTAATGAATGCTGATAATACTGGTGGTGGAACATATACAGTCACAACTGACATAAGCACAGGAAAGATTACAATTGCAAACAGTTCATCAAATTTTAGCCTAACTTTTGGAACAAATACAAGTAATTCTGTTGCAACTGCTTTAGGTTTTGCAAATGCCAATAAAACAGGCTCATCATCTTACACAGGAGAAAAGATTGTAAAACTTAACACGAAATATTATGTTATTTATGGTGACATTGGTAGTCAAAATTCATACTCCGCTAATGAATTGGTAAACGTTCTAGCGTATGTACCAAATAGCGTAAATTTTGGTGACATGATAAATTATCAATCAGAACTTGCAAAAAGTTTTAAATTAACCGAAAAAGAAATCTCAAGAATGAAAATATTTGTTAAAGATGATACAGGTAACATTGTAGATTTAAATGGTGTTGACTGGTCAATGAATATTATTGTTTCTCTAAAATAATATTTCTATAAATAAATGGATAAAGAACAAGAAAAAGTAGTAAAAGATTTGTTGAAAAATAATGTTACATCCATGATCTCTTATTTGGAAAAATTGAATGTAGAAGTCAAGAAAAAATTAAAGAAAATTGAAAAAGAGAACAAAAGAAAATGTAATGATAATGTAAATGGAGTTTCTAAATTGGTTCACAATGGGTATTCAAATGAGATTATTGATCATTAGTATTGTAGCTATAATCGTTTTATATGATTACTTGGGATTAATCAACATAAGAGCGAGTTTTAACAAACAGTTGCAGTAATTTTTCTTCTTTCATATTATATAATATGGACTTCAGAACACTTATTAAGCCATCTGACAATACAAAAACGAAAGCATCCGTTATAAATTTTGGGTTTGGTAAACAACAAAAGAAGATGCGAAGCTCCGCGAACTATGAAACTGATAAATATTTTGCTAATAGGTATGCACCAGTTGAAAGGAATTATATTACCAAGGTTGATAGTGAATCAAGTGTAAGACAAAAACATGATACGTCATATCCAGAAAATGGTTTGAAGCTCAAATTTAACAATGTGGAAAATATACCATTGACTGCAAGAATACCGAATAAACAAATTGAAGATAATGGACAAAAAACATCATACATAGGTCATAAAACAAGCGTACATACAGTAAATAATAATCTTTCTAAAAGTAAAAAATGAGTGATTCACAAGAACGACGACTGATACTTAATGACAACGTCATGAGTGAACATAAGATAAGTCATATCAGTAAGTTTTTTATCATGGGAACAGTAACCGTTGTTGTGTGGTATATTTATAGTCCTAGCGGTGTAAATTGGATTAAGTTCAAGGATTTAATTAGAGATACTGTTGAAAAAAAATAATGTTAAATAGTATGGAAGAACGCGATAGACTGAATATATTGACAATATTGATTTTTATGATATTAGTTTTTTTGCTGTGGTATAATTGGACTTCGTCAAATATCATCACAATTGTACCTACAAAACATAGCGACTTCTATTATAAACATTTCTTCGAACACTTGTCAGGCTCTAAAACATTTGATAACATAAACGCTAATAATAATTATAATGGAATATTATAAATGAATACTGCATTATTTGCTTTGAAAATCGCAGAAATTGCTGGATTAGATAAGGAAATTGAAAAAGTTTTTGATAAAATTGTTGATGCCTCACCTGTTGATTTTGGTATTCAAGATATTGTAGAACCTATAATTGAAACTGTGCCTATAATAGCAAACTTAACGAATATTACATTGGATGTTGACTCTGTTGTTGAAGAAACATTCACATTGGCACAAAAAGCCGATGAGCTAGTTGGCATAGAACCATTAGATTATGATGACCTACTTAAAAACATTGACAAAGTAACCGACATAGACAATAAATTAGATAATACACTAAACTTTCTTGATGATGTTGAAAACAAGATTGATGCTGAATATAAGAAATTTACAGATAATGAATTAGAGTATATAGAACATATTACAAAGAAGGCAGTAGAACAAGCCATGAAAGCACCTTTTATTATTGCATCTATTTCCGCTATTGTTGCTATAGCTGTTCTCACAAAAAGTAGTAAGTACATATCACGGATTATAAGTAAAGTAACAGCAAAAGTGAAAACATTCGCTAAAAAACTTGCAACAAAAATAAAAACATGGATTCAAAATCTGAAAACCAAGATAAAGAACCTAAAACCAAAAGTAAAAAATAACAAGACAAGAGCAAAGAAAGCTAAAGATAAAGCATTAAAACGTAAGAGAGATACTGACAACAGGATTAATAAGAAGTTGCAACAGATTGACACCAAGGATATTAAAAAGTCTGTTGACGATATTAAGAACTCTGTCAATGATAGAATTTTACAGTTTGGGATGATATTAAAAGATAAGTCTTTTAGTTTTGCATCTTATAGTTCTGTATTGTTTTTAATATTAGATGATACACGTAATCTTATACTCAATACATTGGGAAACTTTGGAAAATTTGTTTTAGATGTTGCAAAAGGTATTGTTAGACTAATACCAAGTTTGATAAATGTTTTAAAGAGTACATGGAAACTAATAATTACTGGTATTGATGTGACAACAATACTTATCTTTTTAACTCCTGCACTTGCCACATTTTATTTGATGACATACTATATCCAATTGTTGAATGGAAATTATTGAAATCTTATATTAATATAAAATGAGTAGCTTAATCAGTGAGATTGATAAAACTTTGGATTTTCTTGGTGAAGGTTTTAAAGGTCTAACAAAATCAGTTAAAGATATATCAGGTGATTTCACAAGTGGCATTAAAAACTTTGGTCTTGAAGTTGAAGAAGTTGCAAAGGATGTTGGAAATGTGTTTGAGGCTGGTTTTACTTATGTTGAAGAAACCGCAGAGTTTTTCGGTGAGTTTGGTTTAAACGCTGTTGACCTTATTTGGGATTTACTAAAAGACTTGATTAAGTTGTTGCCTTATCTGATACGATTTTTAAAGAGTTGTCTAAAGCTATTAGAGTATTCATTTCCTATCATGTTAGTGTTACTATTCTTGTCACCTGCTCTATCAATTTACTACTATACGACTTATTACATACAGATATTGGAGAGGAGATACTAATAAGAAAATGTTAATTTAATATAAATAATGTCTTTGTTGGATGGTTTAAGAGATAAGATTAATGCAAGCTTGGGTAAATTTGATGGTTTTTTAGATAAGGTTACTGACACGCAAGAGGTATTATTAAATGTCGTATCTCAAATATTTGACATCGCTATTGAACTTTTTAAAGTAATGACGGTTATACTTGAGAATGTGGCTGAACTTGGGCCCGTTCTTATTCTTTTAGTTCCTGCTTTGGTAATTTTATTTGTTGTTTCAAAAGTTAGCCAAATTCTATGATTTTTTTTTCTTCGTATTCAGTATATAAAAAATGAATGTGCCTAAATTTGTTAAAGATTCTCTAGAGCCTTTCCGTGATATGACAGATCTCCAAATAAAGGTTCTAAAAATTAATCCCTTTGGAGCTCAAACTTTTTCAGCTTCTGGAACTCGTGATATTACTTTTAAGTTACCTCGTGATCATTTCTTGGTTGGATCTCGTTCGTTCTTTTACTTTAAAGCCGAAGCCGATGGCGATGGTGCTGGTGATGATGAGTTTATGAGTGATATACATACTATTTTTGATAATTTTAGGGTAGAAGTTGGCTCACAAGAAGTATTAAATGAACAAGAGGTAGGCTGGTATCGGAGTTTAGAATTTGACGCTTACGCCTCATCTACTGATCGTACTTCTGCATCTTCTACTGTTATGAACATCCCTGATAATTCAACTTCTGGAACTCCTAAAAAGTTTCGTATCCCTCTAGCTTCTAAATGGAATGCAAAAGGATTTTTTAAGGATATTCTACCTCTTTACAAGATGGATCAATTGACTTTAGAATGGCGTATTAATAACACTCTTGCCGAATATACAACCGCAACTACCGCTGTTACAAGTGTAGACATTACTAACTGTGAACTTGAACTTTACATGATTGATAGTCCAACTCTACGTAAGTTGTTTGATACAGATATTGTCAAGAGTTTCACTACTCATTATCATTATCATGCTACTCTTGCTAGTGGTGCTACTCAATTGTCTGTAAATATACCTGCTTCTATGCAAAATCTACGTGGATTGGCTATGCTACAACGTAATTCAGCCGATCCTACTGATCCAAACTGGGAAACTGGAACAGCACTTGAAAATTATAAATATACTCATGCATTTGTATTGAATAGTCTTACTAAATTCTCTGTTTCAATTGATGGTAAGCAATATCCAGATAAAGAAATTGATGGTTCTGATGGAACAGAACTTGTTAGTAATCTTGAGAGATATTGGAATGTTGATAGGTTGGGTGATTGGTTTGATGCTGATACATTGGATGCAAGTGATAGTAAGGGATATTATGCGATTTCATTCTCTGGAACTGAAGAAGGTGTAACAGGTCTATCTCTTGTGTCAAAATCTGGAACAGTTGTAGTTAATGCAAATTTGACGGCTGGAGTTAATACTGATTTGGACTTTTTCTTGAGATATGACAAGTTTTTTAAGATTAGTAAAAATGGTGATTTTAGCGTCACCAAGTAAATTTTTTTTCTTTTGAGTATTATATAAAAAATGAGTGTTGCTAATCTAAAAACTTCTGATTTGGTTTCTGGTGTTATTTGTGTTACTTATGATAGTCTGACTGGTATTCCTAGTAATAAAATGACACGGTTCACCGAACAAGTTGCACATCGTGTAATTGGTCGCTCCGCTAATCAACTCACTAATCTACCTCCATTGGAGTTTGTAGTAAGTGAGAATGATATTTATACTGCTGGTGTTGCAGGTTTGGATTCTACTTTTAGGAAGGGTTATTTGTTGGGTGATGCTGGTTTTGAAGCTCTCCGCGCTGGTTTGTCATCTTTTCTTGCCGACTGGGTACATCAGACATTGGGTATTACTGATAATGTTTTGATTTCAGTTTAATTGAAGCAAAAATATATTAAGTTATATGAGATTATGACTACTCCTCTGCCTATTGATGGTCATTATGTGAAAAACATTTTGTGCGGGTAGAATTCTGATTATATCATATAACTCTTTTGCCGAAATTTCATTTTGTTTATATGTATTAAATGTCATTACGACTGATTGGTATATACATGAGCGAAAAGAAGAATAAAAAATATAAAGCGTTGTTTACGGATGGAACAATTACACATTTTGGAGCAAAAAATTATGACGATTACACAACTCATAAAGATGATAAGAGAAAAATGAGATATATTAACCGTCATAAGAATAATGAAAATTGGTATAATCCTAAATCCGCTGGTGCGTTGTCAAGATGGATATTGTGGAATAAGAAAACTATGCAATCAAGTATAAATGATTACGTAAGGATGTTTAATTTATAAACGCAGAGTTTCCGCAGACTGGGCAGACTGACAATTTCATTTTTTAGCAAGTTTTAAATGTTTATTACTGAATTATGGTAATAAAGGTTAAAATTTGAGATATGTTGGGATATGTTGGGA